AATTGGGTATTAAACCAACCCATATTGTGGTGCCGGTCGATTTGCAAGAAGAAGCCACTAAGTTGCTTGAACGCGAATTCCGCGTGGAAAACGGATCTACCGTGGACAACGAATTGCGCAACTTAAAACTTGAGTTGATTGTTGCGGATTATCTGTAATCGTTCATCTAAAGTGCGGCCGTTTTTAACCGCACTTTAAATCCTATTTAAACCCTATTTAAGGACAAAAATGCAATGCTGGAGCTATTTAAAACCACAGTACAAAACCGCATTAAAGACGGCTATTGCCGCGCTGGTCGCGTCTTACCTCTTGGCGAAAGCACCCTTGAAGCGCTTACGGCGGAACAAGTGGCGGCGTTACAAGGCGATCACCGGTTGGTTGTTGGAACGCCTGAACCAATGGAGCCGAATCAAGGTGGTGATGCGAAACAAGTATCTGAAAACAGTGCGGATACAGACTCATCAAAAGCCTTGGACGATAGCGCATTACCAGCCGATTTAAATCAACTCACCGTCGAGCAATTAAAGGCTGCACTAAACGCACGCGGTGTGTCATTTGATAGTAAAGCCGTCAAAGCAGAGTTGGTTGCGCTATTAACCACTGCGACAACACCGAAGGATGGCGAATAATGCAGTATGCAACGCAAGAAAGCTTAATCAAACGCTATGGTGCAGACTTAATTTTGTCTATCGCACTAACGCCCGAAAGAACGTTAGATTCGGACAAAATCCAAGAAGCCTTGGAAGATGCATCCCAAACGATTGATAGTTATCTTGCCGGGCGTTATACCCTGCCACTCAATCAAGCTCCGGCAGTGCTAGAACGCCACTGTTGCTACATTGCACGCTATTTCCTGGAAAAAAATCGTGCAACCGCGCAAGCCCGTGAAGACTACGAAGATAGCATTCGCTACCTCGAAAAAGTTGCCGCGGGCACGATATCCCTTGGGATTACTGACCAAGGGGAAACTGTCGAAAGCGAAAATGTCGCCATGATTGAGTCATCGGGCTCCGTGTGGGGGCGTAATCAGTCAAAAGGATTTATTTGATGAGCATTATTGCCCAAACCTCTGCAAACCTAATGCAAAAAATTAAGGATATTTGCGGAGACTATTTGCGCGAAGTAGATGAACATCCGGGGCAGTGGGATGAAAGCTCAATTACGCGTTTAGTGCGTAATCCTCCGGCGGTCTATGTCGCCTGGTTGGGGCAAATGCCAAGTCCGCGCCCCAAGGCAGTGAGTGCGCGCTGGGGTGTTTTTGTCGTCTGTGATGTGCTAAACGGTCAACGCAAAGACAATGTAGGTATTTATCAAGTGGTCGAGGCGCTGACTGCTGGACTGCATAAAAGTCAAATTGCACCGAGCGGCTTTTTTGAGTTGCAGTCGGTACAAAATTTATGGAGTGACACCCAAAGTGGCATGGGGGTGGCAGTTTATGGCATGTATTTTAATGCATTACAACCACTGCCCGATCCAACCGATACAAGTACGCTTGATGACTTTATTGAGTATCACCATCAGTTTAATCAAAGCAAAAACCCAGAGCGGTTAGATGATAAAACCAAACTTACTGTCATTTTGCCGAAGCAAGGAGAATAAATGGTATTTAAAATCAAACCCAAAGCCGGGATGGTTATCCGAGACCCGGAAACATTTGAGCCCTTAGCCGCAGAAGGCGAAGACAAACCACGTAGTGGTTATTGGCTTAATCATTTAAAAAACGGCGACGTGGAAATCGTCGAACAAAAATCCCGCAAAGGAGATAAATAATGGCTATCTCTTACAATGATATCCCTAATGCAAACCGTGTGCCCTTGGCATACATTGAATTTGATAACAGCAAAGCGACATCCGGCACCCCGGCACAATTACACAAGGTGCTCATTGTCGGCACAAAATTGACCACTGGCACTGCGGTGGCAGGTCAAGCTTTGCGCGTCCTTAATGCGTCTCAAGCAAAAGAATTATTTGGTCGTGGCTCTCAATTAGCACGTATGGTTGAGGTGTTTAAAGCACACAATAGCACGTTAGATTTGTGGGCGTTACCTCTTGACGAAAGCCCTTCCGGTGCAAAAGCGACCGGAAAAGTGAAGGTGGTCGGTACCGCAAGTGGTGTTGGCGTGTTAAGCGTCATGATTGGCGGGGTTAACTTTAAACAGTCCGTCTCCATCGGCGATACTGCGGCAACGATTGCTGCTAAATTGCAAAAATTGGTGGCGGCAAACCATGACATCGTTGTAACCGCGGAAGTTGACCCCTCTCAAACAGACACCATCAATCTTACCTGCCGATTTAAAGGCGAATGTGGCAACGACATTGATATCCGCACCAACTATTATGCCGGCGAAAGCTACCCAAGCGGCATCTCGGTACAAATTACCAAAATGAGCGGTGGGGCCGTGAATCCGGATATGTCTGCGGCAATTACCGGGTTTGGCGCGGAATGGTGGAACTACATTGTCAATCCGTTTACTGATACCGAAAGCTTAAATCTCTTGCGAGCGGAATTAGTCAAACGCTGGGGGCCGATGCAACAAATCGACGGGTTATGTTTTATCGCTAAACGTGGCACACACGCCGAAGCTACAACATTTGCGGAATTGCGTAATGATTATTTGTTTACTGCACTAGCGACAAATAACGTACCGCAACCGGCTTACGAATGGGCTACCGCATATTGTGCAACAGCATCTCAGTCATTAGCGATTGATCCGGCACGACCGGTGCAAACGTTGGTGATGGATTTATTGCCACCGGCAATGAGTGATCGTTGGGATTACACCGCTCGTAATACGTTGCTTTACAGCGGATTAAGTACATATACAGTCAATACGAACAATCAACCGCAAATTGAAACGGCCATTACGATGTATCGCAAAAACGCATTCGGCGAAATGGATGAAAGCTATCTCTACATTGAGACCATTGCTACGTTGAGCTATTTGCGTTATGCCATCCGTCAGCGCATCACAAGTAAATATCCACGTCACAAGTTAGCCAACGATGGCATTCGCGTGGCGCCAGGCCAGGCTATTGTAACGCCTAAAATTATCCGAAACGAATTGTTGGCGCTTTTCACGGAGCAGGAATTTAAAGGGTTGGTCGAGGATTTTGACGAGTTTGCAAAAACGTTAATCGTTGAGCGCGACCAGGACAATAAATGCCGCTTAAACGTGTTATCCGGCGAGAATGTGGTAAATCAATTCCGCTTCTACGCCCACGCTATCCAATTCCGCTTGTAATAAGGAGACCGCATGAAATACCAAGGAATTGCGCGCATCCGTGCTAATGGCACGGAATATCCAACAGCCGAGGATGCCACATTGGATGTCGGTGGCTTTACCCGTCAAACCGTCAAAGGCGCACGTGTTTACGGCTATCAAGAGACACCAACCGAGGCAACGGTGGAGTGCAAAGTTTTTAATACTGCCGGAGTAGATGTGATGGATATTAAAAACATGACGGACGCCACCATCGAATTTGAGACCGACATCGGACAAACCTACCTGCTTGCGAATGCATGGGTTGTTGATGCGGTAACATTAACCGCAAAAGGCGAAATTAGCGTTAAATTTGCCGCCGCCGAATGCAAAAAAGTATAAGGGTGCCAAATAATGGAAATTACTTTAACAAACGGTCTGATGTACGGCGAAGAGCCTCAGTACGAAGTCAAATTGCGCGATTTAACCACGGGTGATTTGATTGACGCAGAAATGGCATCCGAACGCTTAATGTTAGACAAGCAAGGCAATCCCGTGCTGGTTGTGAGTCAAACTCTGTTTAGTTATGAACTGTTGCGCCGTCAAATTGCCAGTGTTGGCAAATTGCAAGGCCCAATCTCTCTTGCGCAATTACGCTCGCTAACACCAGGTGATTTGGCATTAATTAACGCCGCCATTGAAACCATCGAATCCGCAAAAGTGCAGAAGGTGCTTGAGCGGGGGCGACTGGATGCAACAAGTGAGGGTGTTTGAGAAGACTTGTTTGTTGCTTGCTAAACATTATCAATGCAGCCCGTCGTGGCTGCTTTCTCAGCCTATCTATAACCTGCCTCGCTACATCAATTATATAAATTCGGGAGTCCAGCAAAGTGACCACTAATTCGACCTCTTTTTATATTAATCTTGCCGGCAATGTATCCACCCAAGCCAACCGTTTTGGTCAGTCTATCCAGGGTATGGCATCTCGCAGTAAAGCGGCTCTTAATGGTTTAAAAAGCTCCGTTGTCGGATTGTCTAATACTCTAGACAGAGTGGGCAATCGTGCATTCCTGGCTCTTACAGCCGGTGGCGTTTTAGCAGGTCGTACGTTGATTAAGACGGCCGCCGAATTTGAGATGGCCGACATCCGAATGAGACAGACTTTTGGCAAAGACGGAGATAAAGCGTCGGCGTGGCTAAAACAATTTGCAACGGACACCCCAATGGCATTCGGCGAAGGGC